GGATTCCTCTGCCCTGGAAGAGTTGTCAGAGTTGAAAGAAGTGAACGCAAAAATGATCACTAAACTGAACAACGAACTCCAAGAGCTGAATTCTGCGGTAAAAGCAGAAAAAGAAAGGAAAACCAAGCTTGAGGACAAGGTCACACAGCTTGAAGTTGATCTCAAGTACGAGAAAACTAAACTTCGCGTTGAGTCTGGCATGCCTCCTCCACTTCCTGGCACAAGTTCTTTTGCAGAAGCTGCGATAAAAGCAGGGTCAGCAAGTGTTAATCTTGTCAATGTTGCTTTTTCAAATTTATCCAAAGCATCTCGTGCTTTGTTAGCTGAAAAAGAGGATGCTGAAGATAAGGATGTTCGAAACAGGCTTTATTGGTTGACTCGTGCACTGAGTGCCTCAAAACATGCAGTGTATAAGCCATATAAAGTTGTTTTGTCTGGCATAAGCAATGAAGTAAAATTCATTTCTTATAATTCTCGTCGACAGTTTATTCCTTTTATTGAAGCAGTTGAAAGATCCCTGCGTCCTGAAGGGGCGCCTTTGACAGAAGATGAGATGACGACCATTTTGTCCAAAATAGACAATAAAAGGTTGATTCTCAACTCTGATTTCCAAAGCAAGGGCTATCGTACCTTGCAAGACTTGCTAGATGCAGACAAGGACTTCAGTGACTTTGATGATGTGAAATCATCAAACAACTTGGTCGGCATCTTAAAATCTGAACATGGTGTGAAGCGTGATGCTTCCGCCAAAGCATGGTTCATTAAAGATTGGTTTAAACAGACCAATGATGGCAAGAAAAAGACCAAAGAGTTTTCCAAGGAATTTCCCCCTCTTGGGGGTGATGAACCTAAAAGCTCATTTCACAAGGTCATAAAGTGGTTTAATTCTGTTAAGTCCAAATTGCGTAAATCCTTAGTCAAAAAGCTTGAGAAATCAAGCTTCAAGATGAGGAAATACCATCGATTAAGCCAAGGAAACTGGTTCCAACGTTTGTTGGCAATCCCTTATTCTTGGTGGCTCACCTTGTGGTGATCACATTGACCGAATCTTATCTCTTCCCAGTTTAATGTTAGGAAAATATATTTCTTGGGCAAAAGCTAAACTCTCTTTGGAGAAAGATGAAATCACTGGTGATTATGTGTATGGGTCCCTTATGAGGCAATTTCATGACCTCAAGGACAAATACCCACAATATTTTAAAAATCCTGTCAAAGCCATTGGCTCTGACATTTCAAAGTGGTGGTCCAATCATCCTCAAACGAGGTTTTTGTTGACCACCATTGCAGTGGTGTTTGTTGCAACAACAGCCACCATTGTTAGTGCTTTCTTTAGCACTAAAATCTTATTATTCTTTGGAAAAGGATGGTTATGGTAACCTGACTTTTCTTTTGAGTATTCCC